AAGCGTGGTATCACAGATTTCGTCGTTATCTGCGACGAGACAAACAACACCGCTGCTGTAATTGACAGTAACGAGTTCGTGGCTGATATTTACATCAAACCCGCTCGCTCGATCAACTTCATCGGTCTGACATTCGTTGCCACTCGCAGCGGAGTTGACTTTGAAGAAGTCATCGGAAACGTTTAATTCCTTAAATATCAAAAAAGACTAGAGGTTCCACAATGGCAAGTAGACAACAACTCAACCCTCCGGCTTTAAGGAAGATCAGTGACTTTAAGAGCAAACTGACTGGTGGCGGTGCCAGACCTAATCTATTTGAGGTAGCATTAGCGTTTCCTGGTATTGCCCCCGCAGATAACAATGTTCTTGATAAGGCAAGATTCTTGGTAAAGGCAGCTGCGCTGCCTGCTTCCAACGTTGCTCCTATTGATGTTCCTTTTAGAGGAAGAATCCTCAAGATTGCTGGAGACAGAACCTTTGATACCTGGACGGTTACCGTTATCAACGACACCGACTTTGCTATCAGAGGTGCATTCGAGAAGTGGATGAATGCTATCAATAACGTAGCAGATGCCACTGGCGAAAGCAATCCCCTCAACTACAAGTCGGATGCTTATGTATTCCAACTGAACCGTGAAGGAGAAACAATCAGAACATATCGTTTCTATGATGTGTTCCCCACGAATGTTTCCCAGATCGAACTTTCGTATGATTCTTCTGACACACTGGAAGAGTTCACCGTTGAACTTCAAGTCCAGTACTGGGAAGCATACGGAAATGGTGGAGACATCACTGGTTGACGTAGCATAAATAGAAAGGTAGAAATCGGAATTAGATAATGCCCAAGCTATTTGGCTTCTCAATTGAAGACACCGATAAAAAACCCAAAGGTGTAGTCAGCCCTGTTCCTCAAAGTGATGAGGATGGGGTTGACTATTATTTGTCTAGTGGGTTTTATGGTCAATATGTTGACATCGAAGGTGTCTACAAAACTGAAGCTGATTTAATCAGACGCTATCGTGAGATGTCACTGCACCCAGAGTGTGATAGTGCTATTGAAGATATCGTCAATGAAGCTATTGTCTCCGATCTGAATGATTCTCCCGTTTCTGTTGACCTACAAAATTTAAACGCTAGCGATGATATTAAAAAGATCATTCGCAAAGAATTTAAGTTCATTAAAGATCTTCTCGACTTTGATGCAAAGTCACACGAAATTTTTAGAAACTGGTATGTAGATGGAAGAATCTACTACCACAAAATTATCGATCTTCAAAATCCCGAAGCAGGCCTTCAAGAGATTAGATTTATCGATGCCTTGAGAATGCGCTATGTTAGACAGGAAAAGAAACTGTCTGAACAACAGAGAGCTATTAAATCAAGCAGTTTAAACAATCGTATTGATCCCGCAGATCAAATTACAAGAGGAGTAACTCCAGAGATTGAGGAGTATTTTGTATACACTCCAAAAAACATGTATCCCACACACATGACTGGTGGTGGAGATGCAAAAGGAGTGAGATTTACAAAAGATTCAATCACATACTGCACCTCTGGTCTGGTAGATAGAAACAAGTCTATTGTTCTTTCATATCTTCACAAGGCAATCAAGTCTCTCAATCAACTCCGAATGATTGAAGATTCTCTGGTTATCTACAGATTGTCTCGTGCTCCAGAAAGAAGAATTTTCTACATTGATGTTGGTAACTTGCCCAAGGTTAAGGCCGAGCAGTACCTCAAAGATGTTATGAATAGGTATCGTAACAAGTTAGTTTACGATGCTAATACTGGAGAAATTCGTGATGATCGCAAGTACATGTCCATGTTGGAAGACTTCTGGCTTCCCAGAAGAGAAGGTGGACGTGGTACAGAGATCACTACTCTCCCAGGTGGACAAAACCTTGGAGAACTTTCAGACGTAGAGTATTTCCAAAAGAAACTTTACAGATCTCTTCAAGTTCCCGAATCAAGAATTGCTGCCGATGGCGGATTTAATCTTGGACGTTCTTCCGAGATTTTGAGAGATGAACTTAAGTTTGCCAAGTTTGTTGGTCGTCTCCGCAAACGTTTTAGCAATATCTTTTTAGATCTCTTAAAGACTCAGTTACTGCTCAAAAACATCATCACTCCCGAAGATTGGGATACGATGCGTGAGCACATTCAATTTGATTACATTTACGACAATCAATTTGATGAACTGAAAGATGCTGAACTGATGAACAGCCGTCTTGGAGTTGTTTCTCAAGTAGAACCATATCTCGGCAAATACTATTCTGTTGAGTATGTTCGTAGAAACATTCTCAGACAAACTGATCAAGAAATCATTGAGATTGATGCTCAGATTGAGGATGAGATTGAGAAGGGTATTCTTCCCGATCCTGCAGAACTTGAAGGTATCGGTGCAGATGGACAACCTACAAATTTGGGTGACGTTCCTCAAGATCAAGAGATTTCTGCTAAAGAAACAGAGGCCCCAACAGGCGGAGAGATCTAATCACTGATAAATAGATTATACAGGTTTGAAAATTAACATGACTCCTTCTGAAATTATTGATGCGATCATTGATGATCGATCTGCATCCGAAGTCAGCGATGCTATCAAAGACGTTCTTTTTGCAAAGTCGTCTGGAAGAATCGATGACGTGAGAGGAACTGTTGCCACAAGTCTTTTTGGCGACCCAGATCAAGAAGATGAGGAAGATGAAGAGTATGACTCCGAAGAGGAGTATGATGAAGACCAACAAGAGGATCAAGAATAATGTCACGAACTTTGCTTCTTGGAGCACAAGCTGCTCTACCAACAACTGTTGGAACTGCATCTAGTTTTAGTCAAGCAACTGTTGTTCGTTTGTACAATTCTGATACTGGCGCTCACCTTATTACTCTATTAGATTCAGATTATCAAGGAATCGGATCTATGACTTTGGCAGCTGGAGCAACAGAATTTATTGAGAAGAACCATAGCGATCTTCTTCTCGCTGCCAACGCATTAGTTCTTGGTGCAAAAGTAGGATTTACCGTTTAAGAAAATGAAACTCATCAGGGAAGAAATCGAACAGGTTGAAATTGTCGTTGAAGAAAGAAACGGCAAAAAGAATCTGTACATTGAAGGCATTTTCCTTCAAACAGAACAACCTAACAGAAACCGTCGCGTCTATTCCATGGAACTCATGGAAAGAGAAGTTAAGAGATACAATGAAACCTTTGTTGACAAAGGTCGAGCTCTTGGCGAACTCGGTCACCCTGATGGTCCTACCGTAAACCTCGATAGAGTTTCCCACAAAATTATTTCTCTTCAAAGAGAGGGTAATAACTTTATCGGAAAGGCTAAAATTCTTTCTACTCCCATGGGCAAAATTGCCGAGTCTCTTCTCAGTGAAGGAGTAAAACTTGGTGTTTCTTCTCGTGGTGTTGGAACTCTTTCTCAAACTAGAGAAGGATACAGCATGGTCAATGATGACTTCATGCTTGCAACTGCTGCTGATATTGTAGCAGATCCTTCTGCACCTGATGCTTTTGTCAATGGCATCATGGAAGGAAAAGACTGGGTTTGGGATGGTGGAATTCTCCGCGAAAAATATGCAGAGAAAACATACAAACAAATCAATACATTAGTTGATACTAAGAAACTCGAAGAGAACAAACTTAACCTCTTCCAAGATTTCTTGGCAAACTTGTAATTTATAAATACATTTAGGTTAAATTTAACACGATTTTTTCGGAGAAGTTAACAATGTCCGCTGGAAAAAACTTACAAGAAATGGAGAACCCTGTAACCAGGGGAGCGAAAGCTGGCGAATCGATGGACTCTTCTGCTAAGAGTGGTTATGTCCCTGGACATGCCCAAGTAGACGACCTCGGTGGCCCCACTCCTGAGAACTACAAGCCCGACGATGACTCGGCTAAACTGAAAGAGCCTTCTCTTTCTCACGTCCGTAATGTAGTTAATGCCAAAGCAAAAGCAGCGGAAGGTATGGACTCTTCTAAGAAAAATAGCTACGGCGAAGAATTAGAAACCGAAGAAGAAATCGTGGATGAATCTGCCATCGAAGAGACTGTAACCGAAGAAGACGTTAACATCGAAGAAGATGTTGCCGCTCTGTTCTCTGGAGAAGAGCTCTCTGAAGATTTCCAAGAGAAAGCGAGAATCATTTTTGAGGCAACTGTAAAGGCTAAAGTTTCCGAAGTTCGTGAGCAACTGGAAGAAGCATATGCTGCCCGCATTGTCGAAGAAGTTGAAGAGATCAAGGAAGAATTGGTCACTCGCGTCGATGCTTATCTGGAGTACGTTTCCGAAGAGTGGATCAAGGAAAACCAACTGCAGATCGAGCACGGTCTCAAAACAGAAATGACCGAATCGTTCCTCCAAGGAATGAGAGGTCTCTTTGAAGATCATTATGTGAATATCCCTGACGATAAATATGATGTTGTCGAAATGATGGTAGACAAACTTGATGACATGGAGGCAAAACTCAACGAGCAAATTGAGAAGAATATTTCTCTGAATCAGAGGCTCGGTGAGTCCGTCGCTGATCACATCCTTAAGGACGTATCGGAAGGACTTGCTGTAACTCAGAAGGAGAAACTCGCATCTCTTGCAGAAAGTGTTGAGTTTGAGAGTGAAGAATCCTATCGCGAGAAGCTGGCAAACCTGAGAGAATCTTATTTCTCCGCCGAGAAGTCTGCCAAGCAAGAGCAAACCGAGACATTGACTGAAGGTATGGAAACCGTTCCTGCTGCTCCTGCTGGACGCATGAACGCATATCTCCGCGCTCTCGGCAACAAATAATCTCGCACCCTTTAGTAAACTCAAACAATCACAGGTAAA